TGAATACTTATAGACTTTTCAAAGCTGTTTTCAAATTCATTTAGATGATTATTATACACCATACGCATCTGACTTTTCAAGCTTTCTTTGCGTGGCATGTAGACATTTCCAAGATATGTTTCTTTTAGGTATCCTGGAATTCTATCTGGTACTGGAACAATGTCACTATCAATTTTAAAAGCAATGTCGTCCTTATACTCTGCCCACTCCCAAGTTGTAATAGTTGGCATTCCAGTTGCCATAGCTTCTAGTGGCATCATACCAAATCCCTCACCCCATGATGGATAAATAAAACAATGAGTATTGTGCAGGATTCTAAGATAGTCATTAAAAGATACAGACTTCTTTATAGTTTTAATATTCTTGTAAGCAACTTCTGGGCTCACAAGTTTTCCAGTGCCATCATCAACTTGAATCGTATGTCCCTGATCATATGTTTTAAGAATTAAGAATACGTTTTCATCATCTGCAAATTCTTCCAAGAAAGCTTCAACAGCCATCTGCCCACCTTTTCTAACGTAAGGCTCTCCATTATGTAAAAAGAAAAACTTATCGTCTTGGAGCCTTCTTTTTGCTGGAATAAATTTTCCAGAAACTCCATGTGGAAAAACATTAATGTGTCCATCATACTTTTTTCTAAAAACATCTGCAGCCCAACTAGAAGCGGTCCAAAGTTCGTCTCCCTTTTTTATACAATCTGCCCATCTATCTGATATCTCAGAAGTTTCATGGCAGGAGTATAGAATATTATAAGACCCAGAAAACAACACATGATTATCTGGAACAGCATAAGATAAATTAACCTTGCTTGTTGGATCAAAAGTGGTTACTTGCACATTATTGTTAGTAAAAGCATTAAGCATGTTTGTAGATGCTAAAGGATAACCCATATCTTGTTTTCCAAAATCTCCACGCATATTTACACCGCTAAGATTTAGTCTCATCTTTTCTTCCATGTCCTCTGATCTCTCATTAGTCCAAATTCAGTTAGGTACCTGAATATGGTTTGGTGACTTGTGTCACATTCTTTTGCAATTTCTTGTATAGTTTTCTTGTCCACTTGATATCTTTTAGTTAGCCACACCTTTGATTGATATAGTTTTGCTGCCATTCTAACGCTCCGTCAACTTGTTAAATGCGTAGTAGGCAATTCCAGTAGCATCGCCAACATCATTGTCTGTAATATCAACACCAAACTTATCAATAAAGTAGTTCATTGTTTTTTGTTTTCTGCGTTCTCTAATTGTAGCTTTATACCAGGTAGCAGACTTATCTGGGAACTCTTGCTGGATTGCAAGCTTATCTGCTTTTGTTGGATTCTTATTGCCAATAAAAGACTGCCATTGAACTGGAGCAACTGTAATTACTTTTGTTTCTGGTCTAAGGATTGCAGATAGTGCAGCACCAACAATCATAGCAATCTTTAACCCTGCATCAGCTGACCTAACCATAATTGCGGACTCAATTGCTACATAATCAGGTGTTACTAGTTTAGACAATGCTTGTGACTTAATGTGTGCATCTCTAACCTTTTCATAAATATCAGATCCAACTATTGGCAACTTTCCCATTCTTGTTGGCTTACCATTTTCAAATAAACAAAAAGCTATAGAGGTTGTTGATGCGTCAATACCTAGTACCTTATTTGCGTGATGTTTTTTTAGTGTTGCTAACGACACCTTGCATTACCTCCAATGCTATAGATTTCTTGTTTTTTCTTTCTTGTATGTGACAGAGCTCACACTTATCATCTGGATTATATCTACTTAGCTGGGATCCACAACTACATAGTCTTTCTTCTCCACGAAGCCTAGCCCTTTTCTGATAATACTTCTCCATAATTCTTTTATTTGTTGCAACCCTACAACATTCATTTGAACAATATTTTTGATTATGTGTTTTAAACTTAAATTCGTTAAGACATTCTGCACAAACTTTTAACACTGACTTCTCACCACTAGCGGATCTATCTTTGTTCTTCCATCTGGTCTTTCTAGACAAGCAGCAGATACTGGACAGTAGTTACATGGTTTTCCACCTTCTTTAAATGGACGCTTGATATTCTTCTTTTCTTCCCAAGCTTTTCTTACTTCTTTCATCCAGTTAAAAATATAATCTGAGTAATCAATATTTTCTTCAGACATTACGACAGGCACAATTGCAATCTCGTGGGTGTTCTTGTTTTCATACAGCAAGAATCCTTCACTTAGGTTCAAAGCCTTCATATAAATAAGTAGCTGAACTATGTGGCTATCAGCTCCCGTTGAAGTATCTTTTCTTATAGAGTACTGCTCATCTTTAATTGTTTTAATTTCCCCAACAATATCTTCTCCGTCAGCATCTATTATTAAATCTACAAATCCACGAATAGGGGGGTCAACAAGTTTAATTTCTTTTTCAATCTCTTTTAAGACACCAGTCTTTTCAATAACCTTTTGTAATCTAGTATGTGCATCTGTTCCATTATCCATTGCAGCAACGCCCTGAGCGTTTACTGTTTCCTTAAATTCAGCACCATCGAACGCAATTGACCAGTATCTGGGACACGTTCCGTGACCATAACCAACTGTTGATGGAGAAAAGGTAGTCTTCTTTTTAAATCCATTAGCTGTTCTACCCTGAAGGTAAGCCCTGCCAATAGAAAGTCTAAACTTTTTAGGGTCTAGCTTTGTATTTCGTGGCTTACTTGTTAGTGTCTTTATTAAATTGTTTACCATATCAGGCTCCTAAGTTATATCGTGCTACATACTTTAATGCATCTACCACTTTGTCCAAGGAGTCCTTAGTTGTATAGTAAATATTTTTTTTTGTGTGATTAATACTTCCTGTTGGACCCTTACCAACAGTTGTATAATAAGTTGCAAGAATACCAAATTTAGCACTCATTGCTTGAAGTTTTCCAATAAGAGCAACTGCTTGAACTGATGGGATGTCTGGCTTCATCATAATTTTAACAATCATTGCCATTGCCTCATCTAAGTCTGGATCACTCATAAATTCATGAATGTCATTAAACTCCGTTACTTGATTAATATACTCAAGGGTTGATTCCATTTGCTCTCTCCAATAAATCTTCTAGGGCAGCCCATTCTATTACTGCCAATCTTATCTTATGTGTTTCTCCAATTGCCAAGAGCAATGCAGGATACTTGTTTTTGTCTGTCTTTAATGTATCTGTAACTATTTTAGACCAAACCTCTTGGTTTATAGTAAAGCTTTTTGCAGACTCTTTTACATCTACAACAAATTCATCTGTTGAGCCATCTGCTTTTTGATACTGCCCACGACCTGAATTTTTATGAGCCTTAGCACCAATTTTCTTTAATTCTCCACGTTCGCTCATATCTTAGCCTCATTTGCGTGACCAGAAGAACAAGTATAAACAAGAATCATTTTATCTTCATCTAATACAGCATCTGATATAGACTCCAAACAATCTTGGCAAACAAATGTTCCCCCTACTTTGGCTCCAGCAATTTCTTGCTTTGGGGTAACTTTAATAAAGTCACTTGGATTTATCATAACTTAGAATATACCATACTTTCAATGGTATCAAAGATTGCTGGATTATCTCTAACGTATTCAACTACCTTTGCACGACCTTGCAATCTTTCATCCAGTACTGTATACCAGGCACCACCACGTTCAATAATGCCCATTAGCTCTGCTGTGTCAACAAGGTCTGCAACCTTATCTACGCCAACATGTTCTCCCTGAAAATAGAAGTCATAAGATCCACCAATAAACTGAGGTCCAGTTTTATTATAATCAATTGTCCAGTTTACTGGACGACCAACCTTTTGTTCAATCAAACGGTCACCAACAGCAATCTTGTCTTTAATGGAACTAGCTTCAGATTCTGAAGACCATAATTTTATAATTGTGCTAGAAAAGAACTTAACAGCCATACCACCAGTAGGAATATGAGTAGCGTGCATTCCACCAAAGCTGTTACGCTGTTGCGATATAAGTACAAGCAACGTATTTTTATTTGCATAGTTAAGCATTTTAACAGCATGAGTCATATCTTTTGCTTCTGCACCAATTTGTTTTGTGTCTTGCAATTCTTTAAGCTCGTTTCCATCTTTTTCAAAGTAGATGGCAGGTAGTAGTGCTGAGATAGAGTCTACAACAACTATGTCTACACCAGCATTCATTAGTTCAACGGCAACGTCTACCATGTCATTAATAGTTTTAGCAGAAGAATAAATTAGTTGATCGGAGTCTACACCTAACTTAGTAGCCCACTCAGGGGAATAGGATTGCTCTGAGTCAATCCAGGCACAGGTCTTTCCATTTTTTTGTGCCTCACCAATCATCTGAAGACAGAAAGAAGATTTACCAGCAGACTTGTTTCCCCAGACTAAAACCTGACGACCATATCCAAGACCACCCTTAAGTCCAACATTAAGACTTAAACTGGGAGTTGCCTGTTTTTCTATTTCTACTTCTGTTGCTATCTGTACTCTTTTTCTTGTCTTGGGATCTAGCTTTGCTAGAATCTCCTCCATTGCTGTCTCGCTCATTAAAGTGCATCTCCAAAATTTCTGCCAGTTTCTTTATCTCTGGGCTTCTCATACTTTCTATTTTCTTAATTATTGAATACATTGTCTCTTCATCATAACTTCTAATTACCATTAGTAATTCTCCGTCTACGCCTTCTAAAAAGTAACCGCTGATTGACATGTTATATTATATCACCCTAAAACGCCATGCATTTTTGCTCTATGAGTGTTTATTGACATCTTACGCATTAGTGTTTCATCTAAAGAATCTTTTACGTCACCATGCATTCTTAAACCTTCATACAGGTCTAGCACACGAATAATAACATCTGCTAATTCTTCTACTACTTCATTTGCACCCTTTTGCTTTCTAAGTGCTTCTAAAACTTCTGTTCCTTCTGAATGAATCATAGCAATCTGTTTTGCAAAAAAGATAAATGGGTCTGCCTTTGGCTCTACATTCTCATACATGTAGTCCCAGAAACCTTTTTCAGTTGCGTTTTTATGAATTTCTTTAGCTAGTTCATCTATGTTCATACCTTTTCAAACTCCTTAACTGTGGTACTTCCTGATTGTGTTTGTTGTAAAACGGGTTTACATACTTTTCCTGGCTTCATATTAATTAAAGAACTAGCATACATGTTTGGAAAGATAACTACTGAGTATAGTTCTTTATCCTTATCTGCCAAAACAGCGTTTGCCATCTTCTGACCAGTTTTTGTTTTGCGTGGCGTAAAGCTAATAGTGTATAGCTCCTTGTCCGCAAGAGTCATTGTCTTTGCTTGAATATACTTAATGAATGGATCATCAGTATTTTTTAAATCTTCTGCTGTTGCATAGGCACCAATTCTATTGTCAGCCACTAGGAAGATATAAATCTTTCCTGGTTCAATAATGGTATCTGCTCTATCAAATATGCCAACGCTTCCAGTCTTGTCTACAATCTCAATTCGGCTCCAGCCTTCTCCACGCTTAATGGACTTAACCATTGCAAGGACAAGAAATGAACCTTCTTCTGAGTAGTCCTCTATGGGCTTTGCATATGCTTCTATCCATCTAGGAATATCACTAGTAAACTCTGGAATGTTTAAGTATTCATAATAGCTTTCTTTTTCATATCCAGTTCTTGGATTATCAATAAAGGCTGCCCCACCAATTTTATTTAAAGCCTCTAAAGCACGACTGTTAATGCCAGACCCTTTTGCAAGAGAATGCTTTTTAAAAGATTCATAGTCTGCATAAGGTCTTCCAGAAATAATCTTACTTCCAATGTTTTCTGAAATATACTTTACGTTTCCAAGACCAAATCTAATTGCATCTCCTTCAAGTGCAAAGTCAATATCAGATTCATTAACGTGTGGCAAACGAATAGTAATGCCAATACGCTTAGCTTCAATTAAGTAGTCTGTGCGTGTTTCTTTATCTTTTTCATTCTTAAGAAGAGAATACATAAACTCATGTGGGTAGTAACGCTTTAGCCAAGCAGTCCAGTAAGAAAGCATTGAGTAAGCAACAGCGTGAGACTTATTAAAAGAATATCCAGCGTGTGCTTCAAAGTCGTGCCACAAGGCTTCTGCCTGTTTCTTTTCGATGTGCTTTGATGCTCCAGTAACAAATCTTTCCTTGTACTGGTCAAACTCTTTTGCATCCTTTTTCTTACCAATAATTTTGCGAACCTTGTCTGCTTCTGCCATAGACATTCCACCTAGATGAACACAGGCTAACATAACTTGTTCCTGATAAAGAATACATCCATAGGTTTCTTTGGTAAAATCTTTAACAATATCGTGAACATATTTTACTGGAGACTTACCCTTTTTACGCTTAATATATTCTGCACCAATAGTGTTCATTGCACCTGGACGAACCAAAGCATTTGATGCTGCAAGTTCCTCAAAGTTGTATACACCCATCTTTACAAGCAGGTTTGTATAAGGAGTTGTTTCTGCTTGAAACACACCTTTAGTGAATCCAGCAGTAAGATCTGCATATACTTCCTTATCGTCCAAAGGTAGATTTGTTAGGTCAACAGCCTTGTTTTTTCTCTCTTTGATAATATCTAGAGTATCGTGAATTACTGCTAAAGTTTTTAGACCAAGTGCATCAATTTTAATTAAACCAATGTCTGCTGCTTCTTCCATATCTACAGCTACTACTGGAATTCTAGAATCACTTTGTGTGTCCTTGCGAGTTTCCATTGGAGCATACTTCCAAATTTCATCCTTAGATGCAACAATTCCAGCAGCGTGCATTCCTGTTCCACGAATGCGACCACGAAGTTTTTCTGAATACTTTACAACCTCTGGATATTTTTCACGAAACTCTTTTGAAGAAGCACTAGATATAAACTCATCCCATGTTTCAACACCCTTGAGTGCTTTGTTAACTTCTGGAAGTGGAACATGGAATGCTCGTGCAACATCTCGCACAACACCCTTATCTTTAAATGTTAAAAATGTAGCGATAGATGCAACGTGCTTATATTGCTCAGTAAGATAGTCCTTAACTTCTCCACGCTTACGATCTTCATAGTCAGTATCAATATCAGGAAAGTCATTTCGCTCTGGATTAATAAAACGAAAGAAAAGCAATCCATACTTAATCGGATCAACTTCGGTAATTCCTAACGCATAGCAAACCAAAGAACCTGCTGCAGAACCACGACCAGGACCAACCATAATTTCATTATCTTTAGCCCAACCAATCATATTGCCAACAACAATAAAGTATGATGAAAAGTTTTTAGACTTAATAATTTCTAGTTCTTCTTGAAGTCTTTCTTCGTACTCTGGGATTCCATTTAGACCACGCTTATCTAATCCTTCACGAGCAAGTTTTTCTAACTGGCTATCTGGATTGTTGTACTCTGCAGGAAGCAAGTCTAAGTTTTGTTTATACTCATAAGAGCCAATCTTATCGGATATCTCTACGGAGTTTTCATATAAATCATCACGATCAATACCTTGGTCTAGCATTAACTGCTTAACGTCTTTGTGTCCCATAAGAAAGATTTCTAAATCTTTGAATGACATCATGCGATCACCATATAGGTAATCTAAGCGTTCCATCATATCTTTAATCTTCTTGGACCCCTCAAAGGTTGAGCCCTTTTGAACATTTGGATGTGTGCCAAGAATAAGCATGATTTCTTCTGCTACACGATCTTCAGGAGATGCGTAGTGGCAATCTAAGGTTACTGTACTCTTAATGCCCATCTCATCTGCTAGATTAAGCATTGCCATATTAAGTTCTACTGGATTGTGTGGCTGAAGCTCCATGTAAAAATCATCTTTGAATACTTGCTTAAACCAATCAGTGTGTTTCCTTGCAAGATCCATATTATTGTTTTGAATTGCCTTAGCAATTATTCCATTCATGCAACCAGAAACAATTACTAGGTCTGAAGAGTGTTGTCCTAAAACATCAAAGTCAATTCTAGGCTTCATAAAGAATCCATCATTCCAACCAATTTCAGATAGCTTAGAAAGGTTCTGCAATCCCTTTTCGTTTTTTGCTAAAACAATTAAGTGGTTATAAATTTGACCGTCTTCTCCACGATCCTTTTTAGCTCTCTTATCTAGACGATCATCTGTGAAGTATGCTTCTAGCCCAAGAATAGGTTTTACGTTTGTTTCTTTTGCAGCATTAAGAAAGTCACGGTGTCCACTAAGGGTTCCGTGATCTGTAATTGAAAGAGCTGTCATTCCAACTTCTTCTGCTCTTTTAAGAAGCTCAGTTGGTGACGAGAATCCGTCCAATAAACTATAGTAAGAATGTGAATGATGATTATGATACATAAAACTCCAATGATATGGGGGCGATAGTAGTATACACCATCGCCCCCAAGGTTGTCAACTTCTACCAGTCTGCTGAGGTAGTTGTTGTTACATCTGTATCAAGACCCATGAAGAATGATTCTTGATCTGGATAGGTGACGTGACGAGTTGCTGTCTTTTCAAGATCATATAACTCTACGCCATCCCATGAGAATGATGTGTCATCTGTTGCCAGAGGAAATAAAGAATAGCTGGTCTGTGTTCCAGTACCAGTACGCTTTAAACGCCACATAACATTTGTAATTGATCCAGCATCACCTGCATATTCGATGATGGTTGTAGTCGTTGGAGACTTTGGACCAACTCCTTGAGACCAAATAGCAACGTATGGATCTTCTGTGCTGTCGTCAACCATTACGTTTGTGTAATAGCGTAGACGAGCTTTCCATCCTGCCTTTGGATCACGGCGGTGCATCTCACAACCAAAGCAACGACCCTCTTCTTCAAGAGTACAAGCAGCCTTACGGCGGTAATCCTTTGGGTTTGTGTGTTCTGCTACAACAATTGCAAGACCATTTTCTGCGTTGTAGCTCTTTGAGTCTGCATCTACTTCGTTAAGAAAACGAATCTTGATGCTCTGTCCATCATCTAACTTCAACCAACGGGCTTTAGGACCATCATGTCCCTTTGGTTTGTCGATTAGGCTTTTAATGTTAGCCAATCCAGTAATACTTGCCATAATATATTTCTCCTAATATTCGGTTCTATACAGGAACCTGTTTAACAATTGTATCAGAATGACAAAGCAATGTCAAATGACGCAACGGACTTAAATGCCTCAAGGATTTGTTTGTCTGTCATGTCACCAATATCTTTTATTCCGTCTGGAAAACTAATTTTAGTGATGTGCTTTTCCTTAAGACTGTTGTAAAGTTTTCTTTCTAGTTCCATTCCTGCCTGGTCTTGATCGGATGCAAGGATGATTCCAGTTGAATACTTACGCAACAACTCTATTTGATTCTTCCCAAGAGTAGCACCAAGAGTTGCTACTGCAGGAATATTTAATTGCCACAACCTAATAACATCAAAGGATGATTCTACAATAGCAATGTTTTTATACTTAACATTATTTAGGTTAAATAAAACTTTATTTCTTGGAAGTCCAGTAGAATTTTTAAAAGACTTACCTTCAATAGACCTGCCAACAAAACCAACACAAACATTTGTATGAGAATAAACTGGGACAGTTACCATCTGTTGCTTTTCTGAATATCCAAGTTTAAAATTCTTAATAGCATCTAATTCTATTTGTCTTGTTTTGTAGTAGTCTAATCCTTCTTGCGTTTCCAAAAGAGTGTTGTGTAACTTGCGTACAAGTACAGGATCAAATTCTTCAAATTCTTCTTTGGGCTCAATTGATTTTTCTATCCTTTCTGAAAAGTCTATACTTTTTGCTGCAGAAGAAATTATTCTAGCAGCTTCAAAATATGTTTTATTTGCTGACCTCATTATTAAATCTAACAGTGTTCCGTTTTCTCCACAAGAGAAACAGTAAAATAATCCTTTTTCTTTATCTACTTCACAGGCTGGGGTGTTGATGTTATAGTGAAAGGGGCAATAAACTAAAAAATGAGTGTCTAACTCTGTTCCAGTTGAGATTCCACAGAGGCTGAGGATTTCTGAGATTTGATCTGAGTCGTAGATATCATGGGTAGGAGCTTGTTTCCTACCACTCCCTTGAAACATTGTGCCTTAGCCTTTCCTATATATACGCCATAAGTTGTTATTTTAAAATCGAATGAATGACCATTATAGCTTACTGAGAAGCAGGTGTCAAGATCTAAGTGGGGAACATACCCCTTTAACCTCATATAATGGTCCATTATTATAGAATATTCAATTTTTAATCGCATAATGTGGGATTCATCGTAGATTTGACCATCTAAACTAAAATCCTTAATTTTCTTATGCGATATTAAGTTGTTCACATAACTATTATATTATGATATTAAGTATCAATTGGGTCAAAAACCTCTTGAAACTTGCCTTTATCAAAATCAACCATCATGATAAAGTCACCCAAAAACCCATGCCTATTCTTTCTAAAGGCACATTCTAGGGCATCAGAGTTTTGTTTCCTACCCATAGCAAGAACCCAGTCAGCATCGTAGGCAATTTGTCTAGACCATGCTACTTGTCCTAACTGTGGCACAGACTCCAAATCTGAGGAATCTCCAGGCGTAGCAGAGGCAATAGCAATGACTGGCACCTGTTCTGAGATAGCCAATAATTTAAGCTCTCTAGATAGATTCTTAATTTTAACAGTCTCATTTTGATGAGATGCTGCATTGTCTGTCATAAGTTGTAAGTAGTCAATAATAACCATATCTGGCTTGTATTGATCAATCTTGGCTCTAATGACATTTGGATTAACTTCGCTTCCACCATCGTTAGATATAATCTTAAACGGTTGCTTACCCTCTAGATATTCTTTAGCCCATTCTTTAAACTCTTGATCATTTACACGACCAGCACTCATATATCTATGAGACCATCTGCCATCACCAATAATAGTTAAAATTCTATTTCTAACCTCTTGCTCAGTCATTTCTAGAGAAAGAATCAGAGGTACCTTTCCATGCTTCCAAGCTTGTACTGCTAGATACAAAGCTAACCAAGACTTACCAATTGCAGGGTAGGCTAATAGGACCCCAAGTTGTCCCTTTGAGATACCCATAGGCAAACAAACATCAAATGAAGCAATTCCAGTTTTTACACCAACATCACCATTCATAGATTCTTGTCTTGTCTTTTCAAAGTAACTAACTGCATCTTCAACGTCTGTTACGTCTAGGTCTCTAACCTTTGCCGTAATTCTTGAAAGACTTGCAATATCTTTTGTTAAGGATGTTAATGCTTTTGAAGACTCATTGCCTTGAAGTAACTGTGCAGCCTTCTTTACTGAACCACGAAGAGTTTCATCTAAGTATGTTTCTTTTAATCTATTTACTGCATATACAGTTGGACTTGTTGTTACAACTGGGTCAAAGTCTTTAAACCTATCTACAATAATAGATATGTCTGGAACCTGGCGTGTTTCATTGTAGTAGTCTTTTGTAAAGTCCCAAATGTCTCCACAGTTTAATAGCAGATTTTCTACATTGTTTTCAAATAGGACATGTATATCTTTATTCTTACAAAGTGCAGTAATTACCTCTGCCTCTTCACGCATTCCCATTTAACCACTCCTGCCTAATCTTTGCTAATTCTTTTCTGCGTTCTAGTCTAATAGCTTTATCTTTAATGTCTGCATCATATGCTTCTAATATCTCATAAAAGTTTTTTAGCATCCATTCTATTGGATGTCCAGCTTTTGATGTAGTAAAGTAATACTCAACCACACTTTTTACTTTTTCGTAGTCTTCAAACTCATTAAGAACTTCTAAAGCAATATATTTATACTTGTGTAAATTTACATTTATTTTTGTGTTATATTTTTCTTCATAACACTTTTTGTAGTGACCAACTAAACCAAAAGCTCTACCATCATAGGTTCCGTTTCCCGTGTTGGCTTTCTCAACTAGCTCTGGAGTTAATCGCTGAATCACTTCTTAAGATCCTCTTCAATTTCTTTTACTTTTTCCATTAACTTATTTTCAACATAAGTATACACTCTATCCATAGCGATGTCAACATTAGTTTCTGTATCCCTAACGTAGTCCTCTACTCCAAGTTCAATATGGATACTTTCGTAGTTACCTAGATTTCTTACGAACTTTAGGGCGACTCTTACTTTGGTCGTCTCTTTTTCCACCGAGCTCATTTTTTAACACCTCAATTTCTTCTTCTGTTGCAGGTGCAACAAATCCCATAGTACCATAACCGTCCGACATTTCGTCAGAGAGCAATCTTGATAAAGTCAGCCATCTTTCTGCAATGCCAACCAACGCATCTACATCTTTATTAAATTCCGCAATCTGCTGTGCAGCAACAAGGTTTAATGCTCCAGCCAATATTGCAGACTCTTCATTTAGTTCGTCTCCAACTAAATATTTTAATTTTTTGTTTAGTCCCATTAAAACTCTTCTGCTCTCCAAACGGGAATAAACTCTCCGTTTTTATTTTTTATATATAGCATTTCCTTGTTTCCAAGCAAAGCGTCTAACTCATCTTTTGTAGGAACATTGTGCGAAACAACAATTCCATCTTTTCTTGGTCTACCCCTATGAACGTTTGCAAAAAACTCTCTTAGCTCATGTATATTTTCTTCAGTAAACCAATAGCTACCAGACTGACCATTTTTAACTAAAAGAGGTTTAGATACTTGATTGGTCCAAATTGCTCTTCTTATTCTATCTGGGTGCCTATTTAAAAACTTAGAAGCTTTACCTATTCTATAGGCAGACTTTCTAAATTTTTTAAAATCTGAATAAAGAAACTTTTTTACTTCTTTTGTCTCAAGATCGTAAAGGTGGCATATGTTAGAGGATCTATCTGCTTTAATTACTCGATATAGGTTATCGTTTAAAAAGTAAATCCTAGTCTTACTGCTAACTACGCCACGCTTGATTTCTTTAGATATGCCTTTTCCATATTCCAAAGCCATACTGCGAATGCACCTCTATTTTCTGGATGATTATAAATCCATCTCTTACCACATGAAAAACAAAATAGTTCTACATGGTTTTCCATAAACAAAACTCTATCTGAAAGAACTCTGCCTCCACATTTATCACACACAAGGTACATGTTATACCTGGAATTTCTTTCCGTCAACAACGCATGTGTAGTCTGGGGAAACGTGCACTAATTGAATATGTGGATAAACACCGTTTTCAATATGGGCAATTGCAAAAGCCTTTTGCCAATTATGATTATTTGTGTACATCATTCCAGTGGATTTTTCATCACACATATGACCAATTTCATACCCACGAAGAGTCTCACCTAGACCCTTATTGCGAAGCTCGTATGTATTAAAATATACACCTGCACGATGTGAGTGACCACGAATAAGAGATACACCAAAGTTGTCAACATCTTTACGAACTGACTCACCTGCGTTTTGTGAAATGGCATTACCATGATGAACGTGAATATCACCAAAGCGATGTGCAGGTGGTTGATTGTAATAGATGTAGTCGTATCCTAAACTATCTAGATTCCACAGTGCTTCTGGAGTTGTAGCTTCAATGTAGTCTGGGAGCTTTGCATCCACATAATCAAACACACGAATGTCGTGGTTTCCAAGAGCAGAAAACAGTTGAGCACTTTTAGCAATCTTTCTAGTCTTAGTATAAAAATCTCTTGCTAGTTTTGCTTCATGCTTCATAAGGGGAACGATAGCGTTACCGTTGTCGTCCTTATGCATCTTTAAAAACTCTGCTGAGCGTCCTTCTGTGTACTTGCTATAGCAAGCCTGATCGTCTGTGTCACCTAAGTAATCAATAACATCTGGCTTAAACCATCTCATAACCTTAAACCATAGTTCAATCATTTTGTCATCTTGGTATGGGAATTGCTGGTCAGAGGATAGCATCCACTTTAAATCGTTCGTCATTTTAATCCTTTGTTATGCTGCGGACTTAGATCTTTGTCTACATAGCTTAGAGCAAAACTTATAATGCTTTTCAGCTTCCACAGGTACAGTGTATATATTGTAGCAGTAACCACAAATTTTTTCAAGTACATTCTGTACCCTACACTGCGAGTTACATTTTTTTCTTTTTTTAATTATGCTTGGTGGTCCGTAAAAGGTTTTATTGCAACCTTCACATTTTTTAGAAATCCAGTTATCTTTTAGTTTATAAAAAGAAACAGTCTTCATTCCATGTGCTTTATCATGTTCTGATCTAGTACAGACAAAAAGATTTTCCTCACGATTATCAGTTTTTATTTGATTTATATGGTGAACTGATTCGTGAGGTTTTAATCTTCTATTTATTTTATTTTCAGAAACAATTATATGTTCCCAGTACCATCCATCTTTCATGGCTTTTGGATGCCTTGGATTTTTTACCAAGACATATCCATTTAGTATTTTACGATGATCGTTTTCCAATTGCAATATAGTTCACAACCACATTTTTACCTTTGTTAAAAGTTTGATCATCATCAACTAGTGTTACTGTTAATTTGCAGCCTTTTGAAGTTATTGCTCCAACAGATGCAGATGCCTTAAATGGTCTTCCACCTCTGCCAGAAGTTGTGCTTTCACTTAAAAATGATGGGGTGGCAACAACAAGAACATTGTTGTCTGCAAAAGCTGGACTAAAAACAATATCATGTTCGTACTCTCCAGTTCCTGCTGAAGCCTGACCAGTAATTCTTTCTGCTAAGATTTGAATTGGTCTTGTTGTAGATTTAAAAAATTGACCCTGAACATCAATTACGTCTGCAACACTTTCAGTGGCTTGATTCCCTGTGACAGAAGCACCAACTCGTGCTATCTCATCAACTAGGCTATTTAACCATTCTGTAGTTATTGGAAGACCATCCGTTAATCTACTAACGCCCATTACTTAGAGTCCTCTTTTGATGACTTTAATTCTGCAAGTTCTGCATCTTTTGCCTGAAGAGCTTCTGTTGCCTGTGCCTTAAGTACAGCCATTTGTGTTTCATACTGGCTTGTAATTTGACCAATACGGTTTTGTAGTTCTTGAACTACTAGTTCTAGTGTTGTTGACATTATTTCTCCTTTTTGGTTGTCACCTATATTATACATTATCTTTTGGGTTTTGTCTAGTTTTTAAAACTATATTAATAAATTATACTATTGTTTCAACCCATGGATTGGTAGATGAAGTGTATGTTCCAGTAGTTGCAGCTACGTCTACTCTATTTGTTTGAGTATACTCTACAATTAGTCTTGCTGTACTTTGTGTAAAGTTTGAGATACCACCACTTTTATTAATAAAAACCCTAGAATTTGGATCAAGCAATTTGGTGTATAACTGATCGTTTGTTCTATTAATGTTTCCAGAATCAGACCACGAATAGTAGTTAATTGCTGCATTACCAACATCCACAGTATAAGTTCCTGTTCCAGATGATTCTGTCATTCTTAGGTTTGCAGATACCAGTGTTCTATTTGATGCAAGCTTAATTCCAGAAGCAGAGAAATCTCCACGACCAGTATATTTAAACCTATATCTTTCTTGTACAAGACTTGAAACTTGTGTTATTGAACTATAACTAACACCAGCCTGAATGTTACTTACAGTTCCAGATATTCCGCTTCCAGAAACTGTAAACCAATCTCCATAATCATCTCCTCTTCGACCCCTTAATCTTCTTTCTGTTACTCTTGTATAAAAACTATCCGAAGAAGTAAGTGCGTTATTTGTTTCTGTTCCACTTGAAATTGTTGTAGTTGAACTAGCAGATGTGCCAACAGTATAGTTAATTATATTTGTTGACTCAACTGGGCTTTGGGTCCAGACTACTTTTGCACCACTTACTATTTTATTAGTAAGACCATATGCTAACACTTTGATATTATAGGTATTTCCTTGATTATTAACAACATTTGGTGGGGAAAATACTCTAGATATTGTGGATCCATTTGTAAAAGACTGAGAATCAATAGTTTCATATAGGCTCCAAGTAGAAGCAGAGCTTGCCTTATAATAAATTCTATAAAAATCTACATCAGCTGATCTGTTGGTCCATCTAATATTTATTTCTGACCAGAATGCTGTGGTTCCAGCATTAGTGGAAATTGAAGCTGTAAGATTTGGTCTTGCAAGAGAAAAGAAAGCATTTGGTGAGTAAGCATATTCAACTGTGTTTGATCTTCCACTTCCTTCACCTAAAGTATTAAATGCTTCAATTTGGATTCTATAAATAGTATTTGCTCCAGTAGAATAAGTTCTTGTATACTTTCCATCTAAAGATGTAAAAGGAGGGCTTCTGTAATTAATGCTTGGTGGATAAAATCTTATATCTCCAGAAACAGCTCCAGTGTTTGTTAAAGATAAAGAGACGTTTCCAGTACTTGTATTTATACCAGTAATTGTTGCACCAGATCTAATTCCAGTTCCTGCAACTCCCCATCCAACAGAAAATCCAGAAGTTACAAGAGTGCTTTCCTGATTAAATATTCTTATTATGTTGCTACCAGAAGTTCCAGTAACCCCATATTGATAAGGAGACCCACCATCATCATAGAACCTATAAGAAGACGTATCATATCTAGGCGTTGGAGTCCATTGTAAAGTTACAGACCCACTTGTTGGACTAGCTGAAAACTTTGACAAATCAGTTATGGGCTCTGGTGCTGCCGTTTCAGTGGTTAAGGAAATAAAGCTTGACTTATCCCCTACTACTGGAGCACCATCTACAGTTTCAATAGGTACTAAATAAAATACATAGTTTCTTTCTCTTATTGTTGAGTAAGTGTAACTATTGTTTTTTTGATAAATCATATTTGTTCCTGGAGTTGTTATTGAAAATCCAGTCCAAGGTTCTGCTAAGGTTAGCTGAGTATTGCTTTGAATACTAGAAACCATTCCAATTTCAGTTAATACCGTATCTATGACGCTATAAAGAATATTATTTCTTACCAAGGTTGTTGTAAATGTTGTTCCAACCCCAGTAACAGTTCTTGATCCTTGAGTTAAAAGTAGTTTTTGAGTAGTTGTTATTATGTTTGCAGATACGTCTATGTCAGCTTGTCTAACAAAAGAAGTTGTCAGGTTTCCCAGAGGCTTTACTGAAACCCAAAATTGATAAGAGCTTACATTTGGTGCTGCGTTCCAAGTAAAAGTAATGTTATCGTTTGTATGAGTTTCTCGAAAATTTATAACGTTTGACCTTAATCTACTATAAAATAATTCCCAAGATCCATCGACTTTTACATATCCTGTTGAAACTGGTTGCCAATATTTATTAACTTTTACATTGGCTTCTGTTATATTTTGCCAATCACGAGCCCCATTATTTTTACTTGCTCTTACTTCAAAAGCCATTATAGGAAAGTTAACCAGATATCGCCTTCATCGCCTACTGTATTTTGAGGGGATGACTGCGAAATGGTTATTCTTCTATAGGCAGATGGAAGAGTTATTGTGGATATATTTAATCTATCAGTTGCAGATGGGGCATCTATTTCTAACCAAGTTGGTTTTTTCCAGATAACTCCCTCTCCATCGTTGCTTAGGTAATAGGAATCTTTGTTTTCAAAATCCAAACTTGTAAGTGTTCCATCCGAAGAGTTTATTATTACTCCATCTTTGATGAAATCTGATACAGAAAGCCCTCTTTTTGAAACCAAATATGAAGCCTTTAATGGTGTATTAAAGTTATGTAAAACTTTATCTGCAGACACTTTATCCTCCTATGATTGAGCTTCTGACCAAGAAGCAAGTGCAACAACTCTTGAAGTAGTGGTTGAAAGGTTTCTTGCAGTAATTGTCAAAATATCTGGACCATTTGGGAATCCAGGGGTTTTTGAATTTCCATCGCCACTCAAAATTGAAGTTCCAAGTTCTCTGATGTCAGCTAGATCAAATCTTGTTACAGTGTCAGAGTTTGCTGTTGTTCCACCTGGGAAATCTGTATAGAATGAAAATATAACATCTCCACCCTGTATTAGTCCAGTAGCAGTAATATTTTCAGTTGAAGAAGTATTGTCAGTTCCATCATGGTAGTATACCTGAGACAATGATCCAGAGCCGACTGATGTTTGCTCCCAAAGAGAAACATTAGTAGGGAAAGCAGTTCCACCATGAGTAATTCTGTCAGGATTTAAAACTCCTTCTATTAAGAAGGGACCAGTTCCAAGAATTTCTATAGATTCTGGCAAAAGTTGCATTGTGTTTACAACATCTCTTTTTCCAAAATTTCTACCGATTCCGCTATCTACTGAAGGAGCAATTCTAAGACTAATAAGTGGTCTAGTGGCTCCAGATCCAATTTCAAGCCTTCTTTTCATTCTTGCACTAAACTTAACACCACGATCTGAGTCATAGCCACCATCCATTATTACAGATGATCCCCAGTGACTTAAGGATGGAGCACAAGTTTGAGTTATTACTCTAACAGAAATTTGCTCTGCATTGTTAAATACTAGCTCAATTCCAGATATTGGGGCTCCAGAAGTATTAAAGTTTTGAGCAGATCCACCAAGCGTAGAGGAAAGACTAAAGGTTTTTGCTGTAGAGTCAAAAGATACAACATAGTATGGGATAGATGTGTTTAGTGTAACACCAGAAGGGACTGTTAATATATCTACCCTAGAACCAACCGCAATTAAACTGTCCCAACTTGCACCAGAAGGAAAACTAAAAACTGTTGCTGTTGGTGCAGTTTGACTTGCAACTGTTATTCCAGTCTGTTCTTTATACAGTGCTCCTGGAACAGAAGAGTCTGGGAAAAATGATTGGGCAGATCCTGATCCAGAAGAAAGCCTTGTAACTTGAGTTACCTTAAATTCTTGATTAAGGTATGGCTGAGGCACATTATTTAAGATAATTTTACTTAGGGGAGGATTTGCTGTTAGTTCTATAGAGGTTCCAGTTACTGTTGCTCCAAAAGCTCCAAGAATTGTGCCAAGCTTAGTTCCATCTGCTAAATATATAATATCTCCAGCGGTAAAAGATTGGGAAGTGCTAAATGTTAGAAAAGAGCTGCCAGATGCTGTACTAACTGTACCAACTCCATCGTAACTTCCAGTAACAATTGATTGAGTAGCATTTCTAATAAGAGAAATAGGATACCCTCCAACAGTAGAGTTAAAAGATCCAACAGCAGTATATTGCATCATTTCTGATGCTGGATTTGCTCCATTTCTTTCAACTAATAGATAACCAATTGGATCTCCAGAAACTCCCGTTGGGGCAACGGTTCTCCATCCAGTAACGTCTTGCACATAAAGAACTTGATCTCCTGCTTCAAGTCTTAGACCAGAAACATCTGATGTTGATGGTATTGTATTTGGACTAGTTGTACCAGCAATTAATTTTGTTCTTGGGGCAAAATGACTAATTTCATATCTTGCAGGAAGATTTCCTGAACGCATGTATGATTGTGTGTTTAAGTTGTTGTTTGGTATTCTGTGAAAATATAAAATATCTCCATTAATCATTCTCATTCCGTAGCGAATAAATCCAGAACCGTACCAAGTGTAATCAATGTAGATCATTTGCATTTTTGTAGGGTCAAGTATGTATCCAGAAGGACCAGTTGAATCTAGCTTATCTAGATTAAATTGATCTTGAGGAGTTCTTACTGTTTGAACCTTGTACGCTTTTGCACCAGTTGCAGCAATTCCACGATATGCTGGTGAAACCTTAAGGTTGGTGTTTGAGTCAATATATAGGACCCTATACACCTGCCCCTTAATTACAATATTGTCTCCAACTACCAGTTGCTTTAAAAATCTAGTATCTTGTCCAATAACAATATTTGATTTGTTTGTTACAGAAACTGTTCCATAAAGCGGTTTATTTGAAGATCTTTTACAAGCCCAAAGCTTTTCTCCATCATACTCTACAAAAACACCATTCATTTCATTAAACATTCCAACTCTTGTTGCTGCTCCTGCCCATTTTTTAACAGTAACAACAGAGTTTTCTCCAGAAGGGTTTATGTTTGTTGAAAAATTAAATCCTGGGGTAATAGTCGTTTTATAAGTAAATGTGTTTTGATTGATTACATCTTGAACCAAGAATTCTCCATTAAATGGGTTATAGTCTCCACCAACAACCTCTATTCCTTCAATTTTAACGACTGCCCCATATTGAAGACCATGATCCTGAACCGTTTCTACAACTATTGTTGCATTTCCAGTTATAACATCTGATTCAATGTTTTGAATATCATAGCTTGGAGTTAATTTTGTTCCAGTTGAAAACTGTAGACCTTTTCCAGATTGATATCTAAATGTTTTTCTAGTTTGTCTAATTTGCTGTAATCCTACAACGTTGTTTACTGTACTAATTTGTACTCCACCATTTGCAGGAGTATGTTGAATAAAAGAATCTGGCTTACACACAATAAGAGATCCAGAGTTTACTGCACCCGTTGACGTAAAACTAGTACCAATAGTAATTGGAGATTTTACAACTAAGTCAAATGGGTTTGGAACAGACTCTACTATATAAGATCCATTTACCAAAGAAGCTGAAACACCTGTAGCACCAGTAGCTGACCCATTGATTGTTGATACTCCATTAATTAAAATTGGTGTTCCTGGGATTAACCCATGCGGTTGAGAAAAACCAATTGTCATGTTGCCACCAGTGAATACAGAGTCTATGTCAAAAGAGTCATATGATCCAAACACGCCTCCAGGAATGTGTGCGTTGTCAAAAGTTCCTCCTCCACTAATAGAGGTTAGCGTTCCGTCTAAGATTGAACCACTGGGAACTCGTGCTTTTGATTGATAAGAAAACATTTTGGACACATCAAGAACCATTCCCGTTCCTGCTGTAGTAAAGGCTGCAGCGGATCCTCCAATTGAATCTGTTATAGTTATTACGTTTGTGCTAAAAGTTCTAACGTAATAAAGAGTATCTACTGCAACTGCTGTTGAACCAATGGTGCCAACCGCTCCGCCTAAGCTACTAAAGTATATTGGTTGATTAATAACAAGACCATGATTGTTTAAAGTTAGGTTTCCACCAGGTGCAGTTACAGCAAACGTCATTGCAGATGGCACTGTTATTGCAAAAGTTCCCTCTGCATTGTTATTTGTCGTTTCTTGAACACTAACTATGTCGCTTGTTACAAGACCGTGTGGAGATTGAGTGGCAACGTTTATTGCAGATTTAGATCTTGGGCTTGTGCTTGCACTGTAAGAAACAATATCTCCTATTGCTAAAGCACTCCCACTACTTCCCTTTGAAAAGAAAGAAGCATAATTATTTACTAAAGATAAAGCTTCCCATTTGCTTGGTTGGGTTCCATATTCAAAATCGGTATCAATCATTGAAAAAGGATGAGCCACTCTCATCTTTCCAACTGAATCCACAACATTATCTGAAGGGGTAAACTTTTCATCATACTCGTCATACATGATCTGAAGTTTATCTGTGGAAGCCATATTTCCACAGTAATAATTTAAGACTAGGGTTGTTTTTGAGTCAACTGAGGAACCTGCAACTTCATAAGAGACTGCATTTAGGTCTGGATCGGAGAAATTATAAATTACCTGATTGGTAGTTACGTTTGTAATAAGAAGAAGATTCTCTCTTTGAATTACCCTTGGAATAACTATAGTGTTTTCTGCTGGCGTAAAAACATAGTATGTTTCTAGTAAAACCTTCTTTGCCATTTATATTTCTCCTTTTATCCTAAAGCAACATCTACCGCTTTAAACGGATAGATCCTACTTGTCTTATTTTTATTTGGTCCTGGAAGAACTTTAACGTTAATAGTAGATCCAGATGGTGGTGACTCTGAAAACTTTAACTTTCCATCGCCATCAATCGTAAATCCTTTGTAGGATAGAAAACCTGTCTGCCAAACATATTCCCTATTTTGAATAAATGCTGATTGCATTACTCCATTTAAGGATACGGATAGCCTCATTGGGTTATCTAGAACGATTTTTTTCTGATTATATCTAGGCAAAAAGGTATTGTTTCTGCCATCAAAATTACCAGAGAAGTCATCCAGTTCAATTATATCATAATAAAATCCAGTTACAGAGCCAGTTACTTCAAGATTTTTAATCTTTACGTTTTCACCAAATTGATCTATTTGGAAGGGAGCATCATCTGGTTTGCTAGATCCAACAGTAAAACTATAGCTTTTATCGGACTCTTTAGTATTCATGGATGGGGAGGAGGATGCTGTGCTTCCAGATCCAACAGAAGTTGAGATTAGGTTTGTAAGATTTTTTCTATACTTTATAGTATTGGTGGAAACTTCTGTAATGATTGCAGAATCTGTAAATGGAAGGTCCCCAGGAATATTAAGATTGTAAGCATTTAAGGATCCTTTTACTATTTCTTTTATACCAAACAAGCTAACGCTTACTGTTTGTCCAACATCAAGACGGTGGGCAGATGATGTTTGAAGTGTAACTTCTCCAGATTCAATCTTTATACTTGTAACTGAAATAGAAGGAAACTGTACATCATTAGCATCCCCCAAATATCCATCAGTATATACTAAAACATACTTTCCAAAAGTATCCTGTCCCACCTTAATTACTGGAAGATAAGATCCGTTTAGTGCAGTTACTTCGTCATAGTATCTTGAAATATTTGAAACAAAAATTACATCTCCTGGAACATACTTATCTGCATCTAAAGCATAAATATAACTATTATAGGCTTCATCTCCATTAGCTAAAATAGTTTTAACAGTTTTAATTCTAGCAACATCTGATTCTTTTTTATAGCTTGAAACATCTGATATAGAGAGGAATAAAGACTTTGACAAATATTCTTTTGGAGTTTTATCTACATTCCAAACTGGTGGAACGGATTTTGTAGTAATTATTCTAGAATCACTAGAGTTTACAACAACTGGTATATTTGTTGCATGATAGTCTTTGTTATATTCTTCATCTAGTGGACCCTCAAGGCTTAGGTTTGCATTTCCAGAGTTATCTACTGGAAGTTTTTCAAAAACTGTAAACTGGGAAGTAATTGTTGTATTTACATAAAAAGCTCCAAAGCGAATATTGTCATAAAATTTTGGTGGGCTATTTTTTAGTTTAATTAGATTTGGAGTGACAATTTCTTCTACTATTCCAATAAAATCTCCACGAACCTCAACATTGTTGACCAACAGTGTTTCATACAATTGATACCCAACTTTAATTTCTGCAAGACTACTATTGCTTATACTTGCAAAAACGCCTCTTGGGTTTCCAAAAAGATATGCAGATCCTGACACTTGGTTAACTTTAATAATTGTCTTTCCGTCAACAACTTCTGTTTCTTGCTCAAAATCTATTACTGGTATGGAATAAAAGCCTGACTTTAGATAAGATGTTGACCCATATGTTCCAGAAAATATATCACCAGATCCAATTACCCATCCAAACTCATTGCCACCAAGTTGAGCAGAGTTTGCATAAACATCAGTACCTCTAATTTGACTTGCAGATATGTCTCCAGTTATATTTAGTAAGCTAATATCTGGATTCCAAGTTACAGTAGAATCAACGCTTCCTATTTTAAAATGTCCATCGTCATACCAGTAGTTATATGGGTTTATGTAAACTCCGTCATTTCCCTCTTGATTAGAAAGTTTTCCAGTTGTTACAGTAAAAGGACCTGCATCTGGAGTTACAAAGTCGTGTCCAACCTGATCTGAGTCAACATAGGAAACTATAAATGTTCCATTTAAATTCATATAACCAGTTTCAGTAAACTCAAGATCCGAAACTGTTATTGTATCTCCAACTGTAAAAATTGAAAGCTCTGACGGTGCACTAGTTTTAAATAAGATTTTGTTGTTTAATATTTCAACTTCAGATATTGTGTACTCACTATCATTGCTAACAGAAGAACCTATTTTCATTTCTCCATTATTTATAGTTAAGCTTCCACTAAAGTTTCCAGACGTTGCTTCAATTTCTCCACGAACAGCAACATTATTAAAAATTGCATTTCCAGCAGCTGTTAAAAGCCATCCATCTGATCCAAGGATTTTATTTTCCCAACCCTCATGAATAACATTTAATCTATTTACTGGATATCCCTCAAAAAGAATTGGTTCAATTGTATAGGTTTGCTCAACACCGTCATCATCTAAATATTTAACATAAACATCTGATAGAAAAGAGGTAACTAGCTCTACATAGACTTCTTCATCAGTTAGGTCTGCTGTTCCTGTCTGCGTTCCAGCTACAGTAAAAGTTGTTGAAGTGGCAGAAATAATTAATTTTTTTTCAAAACTGTATCCAGCTGGAAGAATACCAGAAACTCTAACCTGTTGGTCAGCTTGGAAAGAATTATTGGCGGTATAGGTTACAGTTGTTCCGTTTCCAGAAACTGCAGTTATTGTAGATCTTCTCTTTCCTTGGGGAGATAAAGTATCATCAAAAAAATCTAAAGACGGATCTGTAAAAACTCTGGTTATTTGATAATTAGAAGCAGAGGTGCTAACATCAATTTCACCTGAGTCCAGTATTACTATATAGTCTCCAGGACCAAAGTTAAAATTTCTATTTGCTCTATCCCAGATAACAATATTTTTTGGAGCAGAAGGTACGGATCCATTAAAAGACCAAGATGAAAAACTTTTATCGATTACTCTAAAAGAGCTTGCTTCTTGATCTAGGTATCCAGATAGATTTGAAAGATTTGTATTTACTCTTACGTCTGTATAGCTTAACTCTGTCATATTTACAATACCGCCGATTTAGAATAGATTACTCTTGACATGCTTGGTCCAACTGAATCGTATGTGTCAGCAACTTGTTGCCACTCACCAACCCAAGAGGATCCACTTTTTGTATAGGTTGCAATTGTAAATCTATAGTCTCTAACGTCTGTACCAACATCTAAGTTTGTTTGACTCATTGGTATTGTTGATGGCATTGCTGAAGCTGGTATAGCTCTTGGTGTTGTTCCCATTACCGTATTGTCATCTACGTTATAAAACACTCCACCCTTTATATAAAAGAAAACTGGAATATGCTTTATGTTGTCAGAATTTTGTAAAACATTTGGAGCTTGAAGCTCTTCTGGCACAGATACCGTAATGTTTACCTTTGTTTCTTGCTTATCGTCTGGGATCCAACCATATTGATCTGCCGTTCTACCTGATGATCCAGGAATTGTCCAAGAAAGAGTTATTGTTTTGTTTTTTGTTTCAGGGTCAAATCCCTTACCATTGAACTTAGAATTATCCCAGTGATCAGTATTTTTATAAGTTACCTTTTTGCCATTTGGTAAAGTAACCGTTTTGGCTGCATTCCATGGAGCTTTTCCCCAACCAACATGAGTCCCAAGACCATTTTTCTTTTTTGTTGGGTTGGGGCTTCCTTTTGCATTAAGAAGATTTTGACTTTTTTTACCTGCCGTATAATCTAGCCAATCATAATAGAATGGCTCAGTATTAACTTTTGTTGTAATTCTTTCTGAGGCTCCTAATATTTCAAAAACTTGATCTTTTGGAGGAAATGGTTGACCAGCAACAATTCTAAAAACATAATCAAATGACTCTGCAATTATCATTTGATCAGCTATTGAAGTAACATTTTTTGGTTTTATTTCCCAGTTGCTTCCTGTAACAGTAATGCCCCATTTAAATCCAGGAACTGTATAAGTTTTAACATCTCTTTTATATTTTGGAGTATATGTAGAAATCAATCTTGGGGAAGAAGGAACAGTAAATTCAATTGAAGGACCAACCACAGATTCAGTTGTTGTTTCAACAATCATTCTGTATCTTTTTCCTGGAACAAGACCAGGAACTCGTACTTCTACGTTTGGCATTATGTTACCGTCTTATTAAACGCCATACTTAAATAATACTCTATGTCAAGGACGGAGTTTGTTTCTTTTATAATTGGAGTTGAAAGTGCCGCTCTTGATACCATGCCATACACCGTGTCAACAGCATCAACGTTGTTGAACCTAACTGCATCTATAACAATATCGGTAGTTGACTTTATGGATATTTCATTTATGTCTGACCATCTTGGATTACCAACTTTTGCGGTTTCCATTTCTGAAACTGTTCTTTGAACAAAACCATATGTTTGGGCACCAGTTATAGGAATAGATGCTACATAATAGTCAGTTCCTGTTGTCCTAAACTGTACGGTAAGAGTGGGAGAGTTTCCTGTAAGTTTTGAATAAGCTATTCTTAATGTGTCAATGGTGTTATACAGGGATAGGTTATAAGCTTTAATTTTTGCAGAATCATTTATTCTTACAGTATCATTTGCCTTAATAAAAAGAGCTGTGTTTCCAACCCTAAAACTATATGAAGCTAATGCAGATGTGACATAGCAAGATGTTGATGGTGTTGTGCTGCCAGTATTAGGCACTAGAAGAGTTTCCCCTTCTTTCCAAGCATCTGCAGTTGAACCAGAAAACAATGTAGTCTCATTAAGTGATTGTGCATTTTTATTTCCATTGCCAGGAAAAAGACCAAGCTCATTAATTACATATCTTTCTCCTTGTGAAGAGCTAGTGCCAAAACTTGCTTTAAATACCATAGCATCAAAGTTTCCAGAATTATCTAAAAATGACATCTTGACTGGAGCAGATGCAACTCCAAACCCCAAAATATTATTTGGAATCAACCCAGTGTTTGTATCTATTGCTCCGTTTGCAGTACTATCTAGTCCTACATGAATTTCTCCACCAACTGTTGGCAAGATTCCCATAATTGATTTAAGAATAATCACTCTTCCTGCCCTAGTTATAGAGTTTTTTTGCTCTCCAATGTATTCGCCATCTAAGTAAAATTTATAGGTTCCAGTTATCATAATCTTAATTATACCATTTTAAGAGATTTCATAGCATTTTATGACGTAATTGTTTTGATCATATACTGAGCTAAACGTAAATCTCATGTCATAGTAGGCTACTCCAGAAGATATCCTGACCTTCTGTGGTAAAAATGTGTCACCCCTTTGTGTTCCAAAAAAATTAATTTTATCTGTATCTAAGACAGAATCGTTAATTTTATTATTTATTTCATTTACAGAGAAAGAAAACTTATCTTGTTGTAGTGCTTGTTGGGGACCAAATGGCGGTTCTGGTCTAGCTAAGGTACTTACAACATCTTGTGAAATTGCTTCTCTATCAGCATCAAGGTAAAAGTCTGAAATAGAATTTATACTGCTAAAGTTATATCTCATCAATAGGTCTTTTGCGTTGTAGACCAGAGACAATACCAGCCTTTTTACTTCTGCAAAGTATTGTTCTTTATAATTTACATCGTCTACTAAACCAGAAGTATTAGAGAGTGTTCCAGTAGATACTTCTGTAGCATCCTGTACTAGCTTTTTGCCATCACCACCGCCACTACCGCCACTACCGCCAGTTTTTCCTTTAGGTGGAGTATAAAAATTAGATCCAACACCCTTAAAATTTTTTCCTGGGTCAGTTACATATTTTTTTACAGCTTTGGCAGTACTCAATGATCCAGTTTTTTGTATCTTTGCTCCAGGACCACCTCGTGGTGTTGTTTTTGGTTTTGTTATTTTTGCAGTTTCTCTTTGAGTTTCTCTTATTCGTGCCATTTTTTGAGCATTAGTTTCGCCACCTGGACCACTATTTTCAGACATTACAGCATCTCCCTTAAGCTAACGCCCATTTCAATTCCATCACTATTTGCACTGTAGTTAATTTCAGATAACACATAAGTTTTGTCCCCAATAGAATTATAACAGTAACCTTTTGCTTTATAAAATACTTTAATCTTATCTCCAAGCTGAAGAAGTGGATTTGGAAAAATATTTGCTTGAATTTCAATTTTTTCTTGAGATGCAAATCTTGCAATCCATTCTGCAAGAGTTGATGCCTCTTCTCGATTATTTAAATATTCTGCAGAAATATTTATAGCCTGATCTCCGTAAAGCCTCCTATTTATTTGAAGCTGATCGTTTGGAAGATCTGAATTTATATTCTTTAGATATTCTCCAATATCTACTGTTCCAGAGCTCAATCTTTTTAAGACAATTCCAGAAATAAATACTGGATATGGGGTCATAGCTCCTCCTATTGGAACCGTGGTGCTAGTAGAGTTGTAAATTGAAAAGGACGCTCCCCAAGATGTTGACTTATAGTCCTTAATAAAGTAATCTGGACTAACTCTGCTAAGCTCAATTAGGGTAGTTGCAAATGAAGGCTCATTAAACCTTGCTTCTATAAACTTTACCTCTCTTGCAACATTTCCAAAATCAAAATAGGCTACTGGTATTGATTTTCCAAGTATGGACTGTATGTGTGGTGAGAATATTCCTCTATTTTTTCCAATTGCTATTGCTGACGAATAAAGTGCAACATTTTCTTTATTTGATGTAGGTAGGGTTGGATAAACTCCATCTGGTGTTGCAACCGCATAAAGATAATCATATATTGCTGTAGAATCATCTCTTACCATTAATCCTATTTCATTTGTAGAGGAAAGTGGGCTAGGATCATGGGCTTCCATAATTTCTCTACCGTTCAAATAAACCTTAAAATCTTTTTTATTTTTTGATATTGCAACCTCTAAAGAAAAAGTAATTTTTGCTGCTGGATCACCCTTTGCATGTAAACCCTCAGAGAATTGGATTGTTCTTTCAAAGTCTGTTACATTTACATCTGGGAACCAAGCTGCTCTTAGTAAAGTTGGGACAAGCTTACCACCTGAACTTGATACCTTATAGAACTTAACATTGTCTTGTTTTCCTAAAGTTTGTGGATTATAATTTTCTGAAATACTTGAAACCTCAATAAAGTATCCAGTGTTTGCAGTATTTGTTGATGATATATTAAATCCAAATCCTCCAATTGCAGAAACTGAACCTGGAGCATCTGCTTTCTTGAAAAGATTCATCTTTGTTCCAATTCTTGTTGGATTAAAGCTGAGTGGTGTTCTATAACCAAAAATAAATTGTTGACCAACATCATCTATATTTATTTCACTTGCATCAATCTCGTCTGATAGGTCTGTCTCGGTTCCAGTTTTTCTAGATGGGGCACCCGTCAAAGTTGCGTATCCACCGTAGGCAAAGGTCGATCTTGAAAGATTACTTAAATCTGGAACCCCAACATCTGTTGCAAGGGTCATCTTTTGTCCATAGTCTTTTACTTGTCCAGATACTGGGCTATACATTTTACTAGAAAAACTTGTCCATCCATCCGATTCTACATTTTTGTTTGTTCCTGTATGAGAAGAAATTTCGGTGTCTTTGTAACCTCTTCCATCTTCTTGACAATAAAAAACATATCCCTTTGGTGTGGTTGACTTGCCTTCTGAGTTGTAAGGAGGTGCCAGTTCATCTGGAAAAGAATTTACTTCCATTCCAAAATATACTAGCAAAGCATATGGAACAAAGCTAGACCCAGACGGTGCCCTTGACTCATCTGATTTTTTCTCGGCTTCGTTAAAATAAATTTTTCTCTCTGAAACAAATCCTGGTCTTGTTATGTAGTAAACAACTCCATAGAACTTAATAAGTTCACTTTCTACAAGAACATAGCCAGAGTATTTTCCAAGGAAAGAAGCAATAAGATCATTTTCGGTAATAACAATCTGACAGCTTTCTCTTTCAACATCTGTCATAGATGAGTATGCCAACCTTATTGAATCGTTTCTATTTTTTGCAGTAAAGGTTTCATTTAATAGTATTGTTTTTGGTCTACTATTTTTAATATCTTTAATTATTACTCCAGCAGACAGGATTGCATTATTATCGTTACCATCATTTCCATTTGGACTCCAAACTTGCTGGGGGATATACCCAATGTCTCTTGTAAGACTTATTTCTGAAAACCCAGAATCAATTATTTTTTCTGTTTCTTTTGATAAAGAAGCATATGGATTTTTATCTAGCGAAGCGTTCAATAAACTCATAGATGCTTTTGGAATACCTAAGTCAGAATATGCCACCTCACCAGCTGTTATTGGTGGAATAAAAGAATCTTCAAAACTTTCAATATTTGAAGAGTAAACTCCATTTATATAGGCATATTCTGGATCGGAAATGGTGGCTTCACTAGCGTCACCAACTAAAGTATAGTTCCAAGAGTTTGTTTTTTGAGTCACCGCTTCTTTTGTTCGTACAGTTAAATATCCAAACTGATCAAAATACATAGAAAGCTGTGCTGATTTTGCCAACTCATTAAGGGCTTCAGCAACGGACATTTCTTTTTTGCAATAAAAAAAGTCTATTCTTCTGTCCTCTTCAAGATACTGCTCTACGTCAGCTGTTTTATTAAACGAGTATCTGGTAAAACCTGCATTATCTAATAAAATTTTAATTATAGCTGAAACCTTAATTCCATCTAATGCTCCTAGCAAAATGTCTGGAGCTGGTTTATCCTGCAAGAATCCCATAAAATCTTCTAACTCTACACTTACTGACCAGTCTGATGACTCGTCCCATGATTTTGCATATAAAACGTTTATTGGAACGTATTTTGTTGTTGAGCTATAAGTTATAGAATTTAAAATAGTAAATTTAACATTTGGCTTTAACATGTATTCTAAAATTGATAGATAGTTTTTGTTACTAATTAAGTTATCCTGATTAAAAAACTTAATATTTCCACCTCCAGAAACTATAGATCCAACAGGAAGACCAAGTGTGCTATCTCCTAAACTTGAATTTGAAGAAAATGACTCAGTGTAGCTTGTCATATCTACAACCATTCTTGGAGAAATTTCTATGAGGTCCAAGGTGCCATCTTCTTTTGGATTATTTGCTGAATCAGCAAGTTTCTGTACGGAAAACCTAATTCCTTTTATAGACTGATATCCAGTTGTATCAGATCTTAAAAGACTTGTTATTGTTCCCTCTTCCGATACAGATCCAGCTATAACCCATTGCCAAGAACCAGAAACATACTTTCTTGAAAGTCTGAGGATGCCGTCCTTCATTGTTTCATTTCCTGTGTTTTGATAAATAGTAGTCCAAGTAGAGCTACCTGCAGGAAGAACTTCTACCGTAAAATCTCTTGCATATCCATGAATTGTTTGAGTTTTTACAACAATCTTATTTGCTCTTACTTCTTCTGAATAATAAACAAATGCGTTGTTGCCCTTCATTCTTCCAATTGAATTAGAGACTCCAATATCTTGAGCAGTTATGCTTCTGGTAGAATTTTTCTTACATCTTCTTGCAGATACCCAGTACTTTGAACCAAAGGTTTCACTTAACGGATAAATTCTATCTGGAGATTGTAAAATATTATATGCCCTGGCATTTCTACAATCAGAAAGGATGGTTCTAACCTTTGCAGACTTTATTGTAAAAGGAAAAGTAATTCCAGGATCTGGTCTATCTGGACCAATAATCTCTTTCAAACCCGTTAAACTTTTTCTTGTAACATCTTCTACTTGATAGTTTCCAGAAGAAGATACAACTTCATGATAATGACCACCATTATCCCATCCACCAGTATCTTCAGAAGAATTAAAAGTTTTTGAATATGTTGGATCTGTGTTAGTTGTTGTTCCAATTCCAGTAGTTAGCGTTTCAGCAGTAGGTGCTGAAGTAACAACAAAAGTAAAAGTTGTAAGGGTAGGCACAGAAACAATAGTCCAAGTTCCGTTAAGCTTGGTTTGCTGCGTTCCAGATGCACCAGAAATTATAATAGTATCTCCAGAAATTAAGCCATGATTTGCTGCAGATGTTCCAGTAACTGTAGTTGTACCGTTTCCAATATAATTTGTCATTGTAATTTGTCTAGAAGCTGCTACAATTGATATTGGATACGATCCAAGATGGCTAACAAGAGTATAAGCGTTATAGTTCCACTCTGCAATTATTTTGTGGCTAGATGATAATACCTTTGAAGACTTATAAAGATTATCAATTTCTGTATCTCCAGTGCTTAACATTTACACCTCCACCAAATCAATGGATACGTCCCATAGATCGTTATACTGACCTCTTTTTGTTATAGTAAAATCAAAATTGTCAAAAAATACATTATATTTTTCTACATTGGAACCCGATCCAACTGTTAGATCGTCATTGTTATCATATATTAAGAGCATCCAAAAATCATCATAGTTTGCTTCATACCAATCTTTAATATCTATTCCAGCACCAAAACCATCTGAAGTTATAGATACAGAGCCATTTAATTTTCTTGAAGGAATGTTTTCCCAAGATGTTGAAAAATTATATTTATCTGCCACATGAACAGACCTCATTGTTCCGTCAACCATTCTTCTTTTTGACTCTAATCTTTCTACAGAAATTTGAAGAGGAGATCTATTGTCATCAGTTAAATACAATGTGGAGCCACCTGTTTGAAAATCCCATTTTCCAGTAGGAGTACCCTCAGAAAGTTCTGGTAGTGGCTCTTTAGTAGAAAACACAATGAGTGATGGTCTTAACCATTTTTCATCTAAATCAACAGCTGTCATTATATCTTCCTACTAAAATTTCTTCTATTTTCTTGTGTGTTAATTGCCTTTACGACTTCTTTTGCAACGGCTCTTGGATCATTTGTTCCAGATGCATCCACATTAATATTATAGACTGAATTGTTTGAGATTGCTGAAGCGTCAACAAATCCTTGATTATTTTGAGGAACATTATATTTCATTGCTTCAATTCCAGACTTAAGATCTGCTGTAAGTGGGGATGTTAGGACTGCTTCTCCCTTATGTAAGTTAGCAAGACCATTTGACATTGTAAGACCACCTTCACGCATACCTGGGGGATTAGATCCTGGTTTAAGACCTGACCACTCAAAGTGTAGGTGAGCCCCTCTTACCTTTCCAGTGTCTCCAGAAAAACCAATTCTTTGACCAGCCCTTACTTGTCCTGGTTCGGCATCATATCCGCTTAGGTGAGCGTATAAAGACTCTGTTCCATCATTATGTCTTATAGTTGCGTAGTTTCCAAAACCTGTTGCACTGTATCCTCTTGACTTTCTTCCAGATGCCATTGCATAAACCGATGTACCTATTCCAACACCATAGTCAATTGCTCTTCCAGGGTACCTTGCACTGTGTGCTTTTCCAGAGCTTGGGTATGTGCCTCTTGCAGTTACCCCTGGACTTCCAAAAAGAATTTTTGCAACTTGTCCAAGTAATTCATAATTTGCAATTGTTGGTGCGTTTGAGGGACCTTGATCATTTCCTGGCTCTTCTTCTGACTTAGCTGTTTGTATTACATTTCCAATAGCCTTTGCTATAAGATTTGAATTTACTACTCCAAACCCAAGTGCTGTAGCAGACTGAGAACTACCTGCTTGGGCAGAAACATATCCACCACTTGCAAATTTTCTTTCATTAATTTGATCAAGCATATCAGTTCCATATTCATCAACAGCTGAGGCACGAACCACATACTCTCCATCTGAAAGTCTTGCTGTAATAGAGTCTGAATTTTTTGTTCCTGGTCCATGAACAATACCACCAGTTGCTCTATTTGGAATCATTGCATTTCCCTTAATTCCAGCTATGCTGTTATTAATAAGGTCTGTTAATTCTTTTCCACTTACATCGTATTCTTCTCCTGCAGATGTTATTGCACCAGAAACTATCTTCTTAAAGTCTTTGTCAAAACTGGAAGCAAGATCAGTAACTAATTTTTGTGCCTCTGGGGGAAGCTTTGATGCCATATCTGATATAGAGCCAAGATAATTATACATGTCTGTTGCTAAGGCTTCGCCTGGCTTAAGGGCTTTTAATTTTTCAGCCTCTGCAATTGCGGCATCAATTGATTGCAGTGTTGATGACTTGTTTCTTTGAATTTTTTCATTTTCTCTATCAAGCTGCTCAAGTCTCTTTTCGTGTCTTTCGTCTTCTCCCTCTGCAAGTTCCTTATTCTTATCAATTTGATCTTGAAGTTTTTCCTCTGCTGCATCTGCCACTTCTTTAATTCTGTCAATTTCTGTAGTTCTTCCAAACTGTGCTGCATTTGAAGCCATGTCTTGTTGTGCTTGAAGGAATCCAAAGACATCTCCAGATGCAAGAGACTGTAAGCCACCAAGAGCAGACTGGCGTTGTTGATTTCTAAAGTCATCTGCTTTATTTTCTTTATCTAGTGCATCAATATACTCTTCTGCACCTTCTCTAATTGCCTTTATTTGTTTTTCTAGTCCCTTATTCTGTTTGTCAATATTTTTTTGAAAGTTTTTGTGTCTTTTGTTTTCTGCATCTTTAGCTGATTCATTTTTAGCAATAAGGTTATCGTATCTTGCAGTTTCTGCTGCTTTTACTTCATTAAAACTTGCTATTTGAGCGTCAAGACCTAAGTCTAGTTCCATATCAATTTTTGCAAGAGCATCCATTTCAGCAAGTCTCTTGTTAACAATTTGTGCTTCCTTATCTGATAGATCTAAATCTTTAAGTAATCCATTAAGATTAATTCCTGCTGCATGAGCTTGCATAATCAAAAGCTTTGTATCTGTATCGTCTACACTATCGCCAAGCTTTTCTATTGTGTCAAATATTGGACCATCTTCAATTCCCATTTCTTTGAGAGAGCTCTTTATTGATGCATCTAAAGCAGATCCAACGTCTGATTGGTTAACTCCAGCAGCAGCACCTTCTCTAAACGCAACTGCAACTGAATCCTTTAATAGTTTAGTTCCTTCTCCTAAATCGGCTGAAAGTAGTGCAGATTCAATTACTCCGTTAAATTGTCCTTCAAGATTGGCTTTTTTGGTTCCTATAATTTCTCCACTATTTAAACCATATTTTGCTGTTTCTTGGAAAGCCATTCCTACCGCAGCAGTTGCTTGTGATTGATTTTCTATTCCACGGAACTTTCCAGCCATAGAAGCAAGCTGACCACCCGTTCCAGAGGCTTGAGCAAGTACAGATAAAATTTCATTGGCTTGATCTGCAGTAAATCCTTGCTGTAGCATTTTTCCATACTGACCCAAAAACATTGCTGCTGGATCGTTTGTATTTTTTAGCTGTTCTACAAGTTTTTTGTTTTCTTCCTGGTCAAGTATTGCTTTCTTTAGTGCAGGGTCAACTCCTAATGCAGAAGTTCCTCCACCAAAACCTAAATTCTTGGCAATATCTGCATTTGTCTTCATTTGATCATTAACAGATTTTAGAGTAATTCCATAATATTCAGCAGCTGCAGTTTGTGAGGCATACATTGACTCCCCAGCTTCTCTTGCTTCGCTAATAGCTTTTCTGTATGCTATAACACCTGCAGCTACTGCAGTTACAGCAGCGAGTGCGGCAATTCCAACTGGTCCACCAAGAAGGGCTAAACCTCTTCCAGCCATCATAAGACCGCTTCCAAGCTTTGATGTTCCGCCAGATGCTATAGACATGCGAGCACCCTTTACAAATGTTGCTGAACCTGCACTTTTAAGTTTTCCACCTGCAGCACCTAAGCCTCCAACACCACCTTGTGCTAACTGCATTGCAGTAGTTGCTAAAAATAATCCGTTTGTAAACTTTGTTAAACCTGCGGTAGCTTTAGCAAATCCTTCATTCATTGCACCAATTGAGTTCAGTGCAAATGCTGCACCCATTGCTCCACCAGATAATGAAGCTCCACGATTTAAAATTGATTTGCCCATAGAGGCAGCTCTACCTCTTGCTTTTGACAATCCTGTTATTGAGGCTTTTCCATAGTTTTCTCCAGCTCTTTCTGCACCCTTTGCATTAGCATTAAGTCTATTTTCAAACGAGTCTGTGTATATTTCTGCTACCTGGTCCGCCTGTCTTTGTACTTCTTTTGCAGGAGACTTTGCTTTAATTGCCTTTTTTACTCCAGTAGTTGCACCTGTTGCAGCTGGAACTGCTCCGCTTAAGTTAAGTTGTTCTAGTAATGGTAATTGTCCAGATAGTCTTGCTGAAGATACTGCTCTACCTGCTGCAATCCAAGGAGGAACTCTACTAGAAACTGATTTTCCTGGAACAGCAGTTTTTCCTTTTTGTGCAACAGAAAGATCTCCAGAAGCAATTCTAGACTCTACATCCATTAATGCTGCTTCATAAAGCCTTGTTCCAATTCTATCTATTGGTTGATTTCCCTTAATAATTGATCTTGCACTTGCTTTAAGTTCTTGTTTGCTAAACCCTTCCTCTACCAACTGAGTTATAGCATTACCCATAGATTTTCTAAATGCTACAACGTTACCCTTTGACCCACCTGGTCCAAGCTTTGTCATCATACTTAGTGTATTATTTTCTGCTGCACTTGCAGCAACAAGATTTGGTGGACTAAATACTTTTTTACCAGTTACTGGATCAACCTGTGGCGTAATGTGGGTAGCATCAAACTGCTTCATTGCGTTAATAATTTTTTGATTTTGAATGTCAAAGGCTGCAACTATTTGATCAATTATGTCTCCAACTATTCCAGTAAAAGGTGCAGACCTTTCTTGAAGAAGACCTCTAATGATTGGATCATTGTTACTTAGTCTTGTTCCCTTTGCAAAACCCTTTATGTTTCCCTGATTCATTGCATTAAGAATTGGACCATATTTTTGTGTTGCTGCCTTATTAACAACAAATTCTCCAGGCATCAGTAATGCTGGAACCGAATCAGTATTTCCAGATCCTGGGACTCCACCACCGTTTGCTCTTTTAATTGGCTTACCCTTAGCTCCTGGAACAAATTGTCCAGGATTTGCAGCAGCTTGATTTCTAAGAGCAGCAACATATGCACTCATAGTTGAAGTTAGTCTTGCTAAAGTTTGATCTTGTCTTGCATACGCAGATGTAAGTAAGTCTGTAGTTTTAAGAGCAACTATCTGTTCAGTATTAAGGAGCTCAAACTGTTTTGTTGGAATTCCCATAACTGCACGACCAAGATTTACGATACCCATTGCACCCTTAGTTACATAGCCAAGGAAGTTTGCAAGGACACCAGTAATCATAACTATTGGACCAGCAATTGCTGTAATTCCTGTTGCCAACTTAATGAAGTTTTTAACAGGTTCTGGAAGATTACTTCCGAATTCAACTAATTTATTAAACAAGTCTGCGGCTTTTTCTAAGAAAGGTATAACTGATCTAGTCAGGGCTTCTCCAATTGGCAGGAGAGAGGCTTTAATTGACTCCATTGCCCTTTGGAATCTCATTGATGTAGACTCTGTAAGAGTTCTAAGTTCCTGGTTTGCAATATTTGCAAGATCTGTTGAAGTTGCTGACATCAATTTAATTACTTCAACTGTTTGGGATCCTGCCTGATTCAAGTTATCAAAAAGTGCTGCAATTCTAGCAAACTGATATTTACCAAAAACTTGTTCAATAATTTGTGCTCTAGAGAATTCATCTAGACCCATCATTGCCTGTTGGAATTCAAGAATTGTAGGCATTAGCTTACCCTTGTTTCTTGTTACAATTCCCTCAAGGTCGATTCCAAATCCTCTTGCAGTTTCTGCAGCTTGTTTTGTTGGGTTAATTAAAGATGCCATACCAGACTTAATTGCGTTTGCACCTTCAGCAGCGTTAATGCCACCTTCCTTCATTGCAACAAGCAAAACAGAAAGGTCTTTAACGTCTCCACCCATTGCTTTAATAACTGGACCAGTCCTTGGAATAGCTTCTGTTAAGTCCTGAATAGAAACTGATGTTTGGTTTTCAACTGCGTTAAGAAAGTCAATGGATTCTGCAAGTTCTTGTGTACTCATATTAAATGCACTTTGTAGTGCAAGAGTTGCTTTCATAGCCTCTTGTCTATCTACTTCACCAAGCACTGCAAGACGAGTAGTTTGTTGGATAGAACTTGTTAGCCTTTGCCCTTCAAGACCAGTTGCTGCTAGGTCTGCAGCAAGGGCTGCAGTTTGACTAACCGCAATACCAAACTTACCTGCAATGTCTTTTGCTAGAAGTTCTACCTGCTTTCTCATTTCTTGAGAAGCGTTTGTAGTTGTCATGACAAGATCAGATCCATATACCTTTTGGAATCTTGTTAATTCTTTGTCAAAATCTCTAAATGTTTTTGAAAGGCTTGCACCTAAAATTGTAAGGGGAATAGTAAGACCAACTGTAAGCTGTCTACCAGCCCATTGAGTATTTTTACCCCAGTTGATAAGTTCTCTTGATCCATCTTGAACCAACTTATTAAATATATTAAACTGTTCTCTAGCAATGTTCATGCTAGTTGTCATATTTTTAGTATCAACAGATAGTGGGGTAATGACCATACCTTTATTTCTTCCAGTAGCATCTTTTCCAAGGCTAACAATCTCTGATTGAGCCTTTCTTACTTGCTCTACTGCAAGCTTTCTTACTCTTGATCCTTCAGTGTAGGCTCTTCTTGCTTCTTTAAAATAATCTCTCATATGGAGTTTATTCTTTTGAAGAGCCTCACCGAAGCGATCTACGTCACTTGAAAGATCCACCATTGTGGTCTGGAAAGCTCCAAGTGATTTTACATTTGTTCCAAACGAGGTTGCTAATTGTTTTTTAGCAGTTAGTGCAGCTTTGTCTAAAGAATTAAATGAATTATTTAATAGAGATATTTCTCTAGCAAGACTTCTAACTTGAGCAATGGCAGGACCAAAGTCCGCATCATACTCAAAGTTTGCGTTAATATCCGCCATGAACATCTCCTAACACTTCATAAGCTAATCCCATGTCAGATGTTATTCCATACTCAACGGCTTTTGCCTTTGTTGTATCTCCAGTCAATCTTGCCATCGCCCTCGCTTGAATTTCTTGGAATGTTGCAGGACGACTGTCATCGTCCTGGTTGTCACTACTATTCTCCATGTCTATTCCGTTTACCATTGCTAGGAATTTATTTTTCCTATTTTCAGATTCGTACATCGCTTTTAGCGTTGCTACGAGCTCTGGCATTGATAAACTAGACTCTAGTTCATCGTAGTCTTTCCAGTGACCAAGAAGAAAAACTTCCGCCTCTAGTGCAGCGAGGTCTAGATCTGTCCAGCTAGTTCCTTCGCTGCTTCCAGCAGGTTTGGGTCGTTCAGCTTGATATCAGCAGCCACCTCCAAGATTTTGTACATTGTCTGAAGATCAAGTGCTTCTTCAAGTGCGTCTCTGTCTTCAGCAAGTGCTGGTGAAAACTGCTTAAAGGCAATTGCAGTGCAGGTAATAAGCAAGTCAAGGAATTCATCCTCGTTTGTTGACTTTGCTGTACCTTCTGACCACACCTTCATTAGTTCTCTTAGTTTTTTCAAGCTTAGTGGCTTGACTTCCACTTTTGTTCCGTCTAATAGCTCTAGCTCGATACTTTCGTATACTGTTGTTGCCAAAACTTCCTCCTAATTGTTCTCTTTAATTATATAGTATTCTTGATATAAATGAGCAGGACTAGCCATTTCTGACTAGTCCTGATCACGTTTATTAAATTATGAACTAAGCTTGGTTGTAAGCTCTGTCGATGATCTTGCCGTAAGAAGCATTTCCATCTCCTGCTTCGTTTATAGACGAAGCCAGTAGACGTAGAGTTACTGGGAATACAGTAGCCTCATTTCTTCTAACGCCAACAGTTACAGTCTCCATTGAAAGAGCTCTGTATCCAACATAAACTCTTTCTACGAAGTTCTTTGTTGCTGCTGTCTTCTTTTCATCTGGTCCTGGACCAACGATAGCGATGGAGCGTTCTACTGGAGAGTATCCAAGAGCACCACCGTTAAGGTTTACTGATTGAACTGGGGAAGACATTGTTCCTGAAAGGTCCGTTGACTTTCCACCAATTGCTACCAAGAAGTTTTCAAGTGTGGCTTCTGCAAGTGTTGTATTCAACATTACTCGCTGACCCTGCTTGAAGATTTTTGCAACGTCAAGTAGCTGATCTACCTGTACTTCACCATAATCTGGTTCGAACGATAGTTCTGCACCTTCCGATGTGTAACCTACTGAGTCCCACTTTCCTGTTGGAGCTGTTCCTGAGTAGATATCAACATTGTCTGGATCCTGAAGGGATACAGTACATGCTGCAAGAGTTGACGCTACCTTTGGTAGATCGTCTTCTGTAAGTTCTGTGTCTGTTGTATGTCCGATGTATAATGCACCTGCACCTACAACAATATTTTTTGCGTTTCCTAGTGCCATTTTGCACCTCCTGTCAAAGTTTGATTAAACTTTGGTTTGGTTGCTTCCTCAGAAACAATCATACCATGTAAAATCTTATTATGACTTAGTAAATTCATACGTTAAAATAAGGGAAGTTTGGAATTTTCCTGGCTCAAGGTTATCTACAGACTTCTCATCTATCATATATCCTGACTGATCACATGCAACATATTTAAAGGATATTTCTAAGTCATTTAAATGAGCATTCATGTCTTGAGCAGATACGTCAAATTTCTTCAAAATATCATAAATGTAATTTTTCACATAGAATATCTGTGGGGCAGACCCAACAATAGTTATGGTTGCCCTTTCCTTGTTAATTGGATGGAATGTTCCATTTGGCTGGACGAATAAGTAGTCATAAATTATATAGGGTAGCTTTGATGTGTCAATGCCAAGATTTTCATATACTGGGTAGAATGGAATAAGGCTAATTTCTGCTACATTTCCAGTTGTTGATGCAACTGTTGTTCCACCAGCTGGAGCCTGAATTTTAAACTGAGTTGGACTATCTACTTGAGTTACCTTAAAAATTTTATTATAAGTTGAATTTACTCCAGTAATGTTGCAAAGTTTATTGGCAGTCATACCATGAGCGGTATCTGTAATAATTGTAGCAACTCCAGCACTTACAGTTATAGAAGTAATTTCTGCATTTAATCCAGTTATGCTGTATTGAGTAATATCCCATATGTCTGATCCAATAGCAGATTGACCAGTAACCTGACCAGTTGCATGATCCCAAATATACCTACATATAAGCCAAATTGGTAGCTTTGTATAATCCACTATAGACTCCTCACAATTTTACTAGAAGATGCTGCTGCTAAGTTTGCCATATTTGTTATTTCGCCCTTGCTAATTCTTCTAAGAGCAATTCTTGATTCGTTTTGAATGCCCTTCTCTATTCTACTAAAGAATTCCATATCTTGTAGGGCTACATTTACCATAGTAGACATAAACTGATTGAAAATTTTTACAAATGATCCCTGTACATAATCTCCTCCAGGATTTTGAACTACTACCTTTTGTGAAGATACAATATTACCGTCTATTTCAAATACCAATCTTTTAGCATTTTTTGGAGTAATTGTTACTGGAAGCCCTTCCTCCATAATAAAAGCCTTGTTCCTAAAAACATATCCACTTTTCCCTGGAACCCTAGACTCTTTAAATCTGTATGTTAATACTGGTTTTCCTGAGCTAGAAATGGATGCTTCAAATAGTCTTGCAGCCTTGTCGCCAGTCCTTCCTGGCTCATAAACGTGATGTAATGAATCAGGTCTTGATCTTGCTGCATTATCTACATAGGCTTCAAAGTAGTTCATTATATACCTGAGACCAGCAACCTGTATTCTTTTCTTATCTTCACCATGAATTCTATTTAATAGTTCTAGTTGAAACTTTGCAGTTGCAGCAATCTTAGAACCAATATCTCCAGTTTTAAAGGTTTTCGTTTTAGATTTTTTTATTGCAACATTAAGAGCTGAGGTATCTACTCTTGACATTATTGAATCACCAGAGACTGAATATCCTGTCTTTGCAAAATTGTTTCATATTCAATAACATGACCTAAATGATCCATTATTGGTGTGCTTCCACGAGGTTCAAATATTGTTGCCCCATTTGCACCACCTGCAGATCCAATTCCAGTTAAACCAGATTCTTTCCAAATAACTTCTGTGTCGTTTTTAATGTTTGTTACTCTTACTGAGCTGTCAATCGGAGTTTTACTTCTAAACTTTACAAGTCCAGTGATAACATTTAAATAGTTTTTTACTTCAACTGTATTAGAATTGTCTCCTAAGCCACTACGGACAACACCCTTAGCCAAACAACTAATAGTTGATGTATTTACCCATGTTTTTTGAACAGCACCTGAGTTTGCGTCCTGTGTCATCGTAGCGGTATATAGATCTGCTGTCATTGTGTATGCTGTTCCAACGATACATGTCATTTAGATCACCATTAAATCAAATCGTTTGTAATCCTGTAGGAATGAATCTACTAGTAGGTTTCCCGATCCCAATGATATTGAATCCGAATACTGAATATCAAAGGATTCGTTCTTTACAGACTTGAGTCCCTTATTTCTATAATTAAAATCTGCACATCTTAAGTCTTCTACTATAAGAATGGCTGCTTCTCTAATGTCTTCTGGAACATACTTCCATCCAAATTCTCCACGAACTAGGTATGTGCTGTTCTTTTCAAAAACTCCATACGGATCTAGAATTCTAAATGGCGTAGATTCTGAAACATTTGTTCCAACATCATATACTTTTAAGTGATACTTGCTTTTTGATACTGATACTGGATAATCTAATAAGTTAATTTCTGGATCTGCTGTTACGTCATATACAATTTCGTCATCTTTAACAATCTTGTCATATGTTTCAATTCTTTCACCAATGTAAAGGGTGTCTGCGTTTTGACCATATGTTAGGATGCTTTTGTATTCAAAATTAAACTTATCATTTGTTATCTTATTAATTAAAAATCTTGCTCGTTTTTCGAGTCTTTCTAGGTCTGATCTTTTTATTTGACCAGAGCCAGTTGGGGTGGAGCTAATAGTTAAGCCAAGCTCTGAGGCTAATTCATCAATATTACAGTATGGTCTAACTAGTGATGCAAAAAGAATATCTTCTGAGTAAGATCCTGCATCCACAATCTGTAAATCAATTTGTAGTTTTCTATCATATGCTGTAATATCTGATGGGATATCAATAGAAAAATTTACCCCAGAAATTAAAGTTGCCTCATCTGCAAAGAGAACCTCATTAAAATCTAAGTCTGTGATAGTATAAACAACAGAGTCAGTACCTGCTGGGGCAGTATATGTAATACTTAGTTCTTCCCCATCGGTTCTGAGGTATTCCTTCATTTTATAAATCTACTCCATAAAAGAACGCAAGTTCTTCTGGCGTAGCCTCCCTTACTTCTTCTTTTGCTCTTCTAATTATATCGTCAGCTTGTGCTTTTGATAACAACTTAAAAGGCTCTTCAAATGTGAATACTATTCCGTTTCCAACATTTAAAGCACCTCTTGGGTGAACCATCTTTAACAAAACTTTTTCTTGTTTCTTTTCAGTAGGCTCTTCTTTAGTTAAAACCTCTACCTGAGTCTCTGTTTTATCTGCTTCTTTATAGTCAAAGGCTTTATCAATGGCATCAAGGATTTCTTGATCAGATAAACCAGTTTCTTTAATGGCATTTAAGAGCTCAATCTTTTTTGAATTCTTTTGTGTTTCAATTCCTAAAACTTTACAAATAGATTTTAGTTC